GGTGTAGTATTACTTGATTTACCTTTTATTCTCACATTTTTTCCTTCTAATCTATACATTAAAGGAAAGCTTGAATTTTCTTGCCAACCTTGTTCTGTATTATATTCTAAATCAACTGTTATCCAATCACTATAACCTTGTATAATTTTAGTCCATGAACTTGTATATAACCAAATATCATAAGTATTTGTATTTATATATAAAGCTGGATTAGTAGTACCTGCTGTTATTGGATCAGATGTTCCATAAGTAAGCTCTGCACCATCAGCAGCATCTGCACCATCAGTACCAGCTATTCCTTGAATACCTTGAATACCTTGTGGGCCAGTTGCTCCAGTTGCACCTACAGCTCCAGTTGCTCCTGTTTGACCTTTATACATTTTCCATAATCCAGTAAAATCTGAATCTGATAAATCTGGAGTATCTATAAATACATTTGTTGAGAAAAATGCTATATAGTTTTTAGATGGATCAAATGTAGCTGTAAATCCATTTCCTAAATCATCATCTGCATAACCTATATAAACATAAGCATTTTCACCATCAGAACCTGTAGCTCCTGTTGAACCAGTTGCTCCAGTACTTCCTGTAGCTCCAGTAGGTCCAGTTGGGCCTGTAGCTCCTGTATCTCCTTTATCACCTTTTTGTCCAAAAGGTATTGTTATATCACATCCGCAATCACACATTATGTTTTAATTATTTGAGTTAATACTATATACGGTTGTCTATTTTCATGAGCATCACCTTGTAATCCATCAGTACTTCCATCGCCTGTATTACCTGTTAATTCTGCTACCGATTCTATTGTAAAAGTTTCTACTGTTAATGCACCATCTCCTCCAAGACCAGTTCCTGCTCCTTCTGCTGTTAATGGATTATACGGAGAATCATCAGTATTTGTTATTGCTGAACTGCAGCCATCTACACCATTTTCTAATGAGTGTACATGTGTTGGTAGTTCAGTTACAGTTAAGTCATGCGCTACTTCACCTCCTGTATTACCTAATGCACCATAGTTTTCTTCTAACCCTGTTGTTACATTTGTAGGTGAAGATACTGAACCAGAATTATAACCTACTCTTACTCTTTTTCTTGTATCTGGTACATTAAATGTAGTAGAACCATCTCCAATTCCAAATGTAGTTCCTATAATTGCAAATAAAGCAGCATAAGTAGTTCTACTTATAGCTTGCCCATTACAAAATAACCATTCTCCAAAATTAGTTGAATTTGGTAATGTAGTTGAACTATAATCCATTATAGCTCCTGTAGGAACAAGTAATACTGTATTAGTTCCTTTTTCTCCAGCTAAGGAAATAGTCCAAGCTGTAAAAGTAGTAGTACCAGAACTTGCTCCAATTATATTATCAATACCTACTATTGTAATAGCTCCTGTTCCTGTATTATTAGTTGCTACTATTCCTTCAAAATATTTAGTAGTAGGGTTAGCTGTATTAACCACTCTTATTCTACTACCTACTTGAAAAGCAGTAGCAACTGGTGATATAGTTAAACTAGCAGTAGTTACTAAAGTAGCTAAATTAATGCTTGTTGTTGAGGTACCAAAATAATTTAATGCATCTGTACCATCGTTTCCATCTGCACCGTCTGCTCCATCATTTCCTGGGTCTCCTTGTTCTCCTTGTATTCCTTGTAAACCTTGAGGACCGATGTCTCCATCATCTCCTTTAGGTATTGTTATATCGCAATTGTTATCGCACATTTGTTTTTATATTATGAACAACCACAGCCACAGTTACTATCTGAACATAGGTTATTTACTAATGTTAATAAATTTGTAAACTTACTTGTATTACCTGCTTTAGCTGCATACTTTAATGCTGTTAACATTGTATCTGCAAATAGCGCATTATCTAATTTTGAGGAATCACAATTACATTCTGTTACTGGTAATGCTGCAAACATTTTAGCAACACAACATTCAGCTTGACATAAAAACATTTTCCAAACTGTTGTACTTGCTATTACATCTGTTATAGAACCATCTCCATATGTCAATTTAAATTTCCAAACACCATCTTCTAATTTTTCATCATCTGTATATCCTAAATCTGTATTTAGAATAACTAATGACATTGTATTTCCTCCATTAGGAAAATCTCCTGTTGCTACTACATCTATAATAGTTACTACATCACTTGGACTTGTTATTTCTAATTCTCCGTAATGTGCATCTGTTATATCTGCATTTGGTGTTCCCCATCCAGTAGGATTAGTATCAACGTTATATGTACCAGTTGTATCTACAAATGTTAACTGTTTACAATTACAATCTTCTGATATTGTAAAGCTTAATTCTAATGCCATTTATATTATATTAAAAAAGGCTGGCTAATTTTAGTTAACCAGCCTTTCTGTTATTATTAGTTTTTAATTATTAAGCGTTGTACCAATTTGAAGTACCTGTAGGAGTACCATCATCTGTAGCAGATGGTAATGCTCCGTTAGCAGTTCTGTACATAAAATAATCTAAAACAGTACCTACTGAAGTAGCTGCACCATCAAAGTTAGTACCTACAGAGCTAGAGCTAAATGCAGATTCTGGAGCTGCAATTATTAATGTTTTAGGTGACTTAGCTGTTTCTCCAATTGGTAGTGGATCATTATCATAGAATTGTATAATCAATTGAGCAAATCCTACATCAGAACCTAAATTAGATACTGCATTTGCAACCATTGTTACAGGAGGTGTATCAATCCTGTAGATTTTTCCATCTACACCTTGTGACATCCATTCTAAATCTTGAATCTGTTCAGTTGTACCTTGCCCTTCAGAAGCACCTACTGCTGGTGAAGTTCCTGGCTCAGTTAAAGTAGTTGTTCCAAAGTCTTTCAACTGTAAACCAAATCTTACTTTGTAGTATCGGAATACTCCAGGAATATAGGTTTTAGCTACTCCTGTTACTCTAACTCCCCAATTTGTAGGATCAGAAGTATTCCAAAATTTAACTAAAGAGCTTGCTGAAGCTGCTAATGTACCAGATGCTCCTTGATATTTACCATCTAAAGTAATACTGTAAGTAATTGCTCCAGTAGTTCCTAAAGATGCAATAATATAAGATACACCACTAATTTCTATAATATCTCCTACAGCAAAATTAACAGAAGAAACAGTACTTGATGCTAATGTAAATGTTACAGTTTTTGAACCTTTAGCTACTGTAGCAGTAATTGCAGGTGTACCTGAACCAACTACTATAATAGATTTACTAGTACCTGATGTAGCAGCAGAAATTGCTGTTTTAGTACCATCAGATACACGGTCAAATTTATACATCTGTTCTGCATTACTCATTGTAATTGCATCTAACCATAAACCTTGAGCTACAGCTTTTTGAGAAGTTGAAGTTCCAGTTTCATACTTAAAGTTTTGATACATTGTTCTATTACCAAAAGTATTTTGTTCATTTAACATAGCTAAACGTGCAAAGTATACATTAGATGTAATAGCATCAATACTACCAGTAGAAGTATTGTATCCAATATAAGATACTTGTTCTACAGCAGCAGCTGCTTTTTTACCTTTATAGGAAACTACTTTTCCTAATTTAATAACATCTGATTTAATCAGAGGTTTAGTTGAACCTTGTCCTTGTACTACTACAATTTCTTTAGCAGTAAGTACAGTTGTGCTATCCAAGATTTTACCTGCTGCATCTGTTACTACTACTTCTCCTGCTGCAATTGAGCTTGGGGATACTTGTGTAGCTGCTAATGAAGCAGTTCTTGAGATTCTTTTTCCTACTAATGTTCTAGTAGCTGCGTTTTGTGTAATCATTTTGTTTTTGTTTTTTATCTAAGATATAACTCTTATGTTAATAATTGATTGAATTTAATTTATTATGCTACTCTTGTAAAACAGAAAGCCGTTGCAGAACTAAACATTAATCTAAATACTGCCATTCCTGTTACTCCTGCTGGTACTGTCAGTAATCCAAAAGATGCTCCTACTGCTGCTGCGGCTGCTGAAAGAATACCATTTGTTGCTACTGCAATTGTTACTGTTGATGCTCCTGCGGTATTATCTATTACTAGATCGAATACTGTTCCTGCTGTAGCTCCTAATTCTGCTCCTAATAAAGTACCTGTTGGTAAAGTAATAGTTGTTTCAGCTGCTGAAGTTGAGGTTATATACCCTGTTGCTACTTGAGCTGCTGTTGCTGTTGCTGTTGCATTAATAGCTGAAGCTGTTCTAGTTGTTTGCCCTTTTCTTACTAAAACCATTTTTGCAGTTTCAGTAGTATTAGCATCTACTTGAATAGACATTCTATCTACTAAAGCATTAAAATCTTTTGCAAAAACTCTTACAGCATTAGTTGAATCATTTGAATTTTTAATAGCAGCTGCTGAATTTTTTGTAGCTTTATATGCATCTAATGTTGCCATTATTCTTTATTTATTGTTAGTTCTGTTTTTAATTGTTCTATGTTAGTAGTATCTTTCAGTGCTACAATTACTGTTTCATCTAATAACTCTCTATGAAATAAATCTGAAAGTTCACATACTTGATCAGTAGCTGTTCCAGTTAAATCTATAGGTTTTGGTTTTTTAATATATCCTATTTTATAAGCTGTTATATTGAAATTACCATCAGTTATTAATTCATGTTTTCTTCCACTAGATCTTAATCTAAGAACTTTAAAATTATTAGGTTTAGAACTAGGTTTATTAAATGGATCCATTAACATATACCCAATCTGATTATGATTTGCTTCTATTACTGTTGCGTGTTCATATATATTTGTGTTGTCTTTTATAAAACAATCTAATACATTTGTTACAACATCTTCATAAATAGTTAACCAGTATACATCATCAAAGTTTGTACTTCCTGCTGGATTACTTGTCTCCGCATTAGTAGTATCTAATAACGTGTTTGGTAATACAACATACTTTCCATTCTCAAAAAATCCAGTATTAAAACTTGTAATAGTTTTGTATCTTACTAATTCTCCTAACTCTTGTGTTCTTTTTTCAGTTTCTTCAAATCCTTCTTTATTTGCATTAGATAATGGTCTAGCTTTTTTTATAATTAAAGCTTCCATTGCTCTATTAGCCATATTTGTTATTTCTTCAGGTTCAAAACCTTTAGTGTTTAAAGTGGCTACTACATCAGCTTGTAAATAAAATGAATTTAAAAATTCCTGATTTGACATTATTCTTTAGCGTCTAATCTTGCTTTAATAGTTAATACTTCTGGTTGATTTTTAGGATCTTTAATAAATGCTATTGCATCTTTCATTGAACCAGTTTTACCCATTTTCTTACCTCCCTGCAAACTATATTCGTCTGTTCCTGTTTTAACAATGGCTTTTGCATTTACTGCATCAAGAATAAATAATCTATTCTCATAATCAGGATCTTTTACTATAGTCAAGAACCCATCCATGTTTTCTTCAACTACTTTATCTACTTCTGCAACTAACCAATCTTTCTTCGCTGTAGCTGGAACTGTTCTTCCATATACTCTTAAGAAATTTTTTAATCTTGTTTCTGATTCTTCTAATCTAAGTTGAGCTTTTGTAGCTTCTTTTCTTTTATCAGAAGATTTTACTCTTGTAATTACTTCTTCATCTTCGTCTACTAAGACAAATCTATAAGAACCTTTTTCTTTTTGTTCTGCTAATGTAGGAGCTACAAACTCTGTATTAGCTAATAATACTCTATATTCTAAGAAATCAATTGGATTAGATAAATCAAGTGTCTTTTCATTTTTATCTACAGATACTTCTTCTCCTTTTTTATACGATGTTCCTTGCAGTCCATCATACTCATGTTTCCAAAAGTTTTTTTCTTTCTTGTTAACATTAAAATCTTCTGGTTTCATCGCCAACATTGTTGCCAATTCTACAATTGCTTCTGGAGACATTCCTTCTAATGGGTCTACTAAAACTCCATTTGGTCTTACTGGTACACACAACTTAGCTGCTGTTCCAGTGAACATAAAATGTCCATCATTTCCTTTTGCGTGAAAACCGCCTTCTCTTACTACTGGTTTAACTTTAATCTTTTTTTGTACTAATGTATTATACATTTTGTAATCTTTAAGTTTTTATTTAAAACATTCTAGAAGTTTTTAGTCTTCTAGAATGTTTCTTTTATTTTATTACGCCAAGATATTTGGTATAATTTGCATACAGTTCATTGGGTTTTTAATCATAGCTCCCAATACAGCCATTCTGTGAATTTGATATCCATCAGTTGAGTGTGCCATTACTGACATTTTACCATCTGGAGAGAAAGGATTTCTCAAACCTGGGATGTAACCCATGATGTCTTCAGCTCCTCTTTGGTATACTTTTCTAATGTTTGCTTCTCCGTCAGAAGTACCAACATCTAAGATGTCATATCTGTAAGATTCAGCTAAACCACCATTTGGATGGTAAACCTTATTTCTTTCTGGATCATCGTACATAGGTTCGTGGCTCAAAGTTACCTCAATTCCATTTGGTCCCATATATTCAAGGAACTGTCCTCTAAAGCCCATTGCATTTCCTTTACCTCTATAAACTCTATTTGTATCAAACAATGGAGTATATAATGAAGCATAGTTTTCAAGAGCTGCTGAGAATTGGTACATTCCCCATTCACCTGTTCTTAAAACAAACTTACGTTTATCTTGTGATAATTTACCTACTGATAGACCTAACAATTGTTCAGTTAACCATTTAATGTTAAAAGTATTGTAGTAGCTAATGTTGGATGGAGCCATTTGAGCTCTAATACCAGCACCTTGTCTAGAAGCATATCCACCTCTATCTTTATTCAAGTAAGTACCTTGTGATGTTTTATTTGGAGTAGCAAACATCAATGCTCTATTTTTCTCCATTCTAAATTGTGCTTCAAACTCGTAATCAGCATACTGTGTCCAAGTAGTATGTATTTTACCATCTTCACCCATAAATGAGAACTGTACAGGTCTGTTAATCATGTTACCAGGACGAGTATCTTCCATTCTAATTTGAGTGAAAGAGTTCTGCATTTTGAATGGAGATACATAATGTACTCCACCACCTTTTTTAGACATCGTTGCTCCAACAGGAGAGAAGTCTTTAGAGAATCGTTTACCATTTTGAAGTTCTTCAAAAGGAACAAACAATTCAGAATCTCCAGTACGAAGTTCTACTGTATATACCCAGTTGTTACCATCAGGTATTGGATCAGCAACTACTTGCATTGGATACAACTCATTCTTTTCACCTACAAGTAAGTTTACATCAGTAAAATACTGTTCAGCAAATACCAACTCAAATCTAGAGGCTCCGAGACCGCATTTATCAGTTGATACAATTGCTGTACCATTGATTCTTGCTTCAATCAAAGGAATATTCTTAGCTCCAGCACCTTGTAATTTCCATTGGAAATCATCATCAGTATCTAAATACAACGCTGGAAATTGGTTAAGATATGTATCCAAATCCATTCCGAAATTTGTATTATAAATTCTTGTTAAAAGTTCAGAAGCCATTTGTGGTTGTATTTGAAACAAAGCTCCTAAGTGATTGTCTGTAGTAAGCCCTGACCAATTGGTTGACTCATACATTTGAAATTGACTAATTTTTGCCATTTTTATTAATTATTTTAGTTTTTATTTTTTGTTGATTTATATGCTTCAAGCAAGCTTGCGCCTGTAGAATTAGAATTAATTGATTTACCTACTTTTGTTATTACAGTTTTAGCTTGTTCTTCTAATTGTTTTAAAGAATCGCTTTTTGCTTTAGTTAAAATAGTATCAAATTTACTATCGAAAAATCCTTTATCAATAAAGTAATTTAACATTAACTCAAATTTAACTGGATCTTCTTTTCTTTTTTGCATTACTTTACTAATTGGTTTGTTGTTTTCATCAAAAGCAACTGGTTTAGTAAGTGATTTTAATAGTCCTTGTTTTTCTTTCTCTGTTACTTTAATCCCAGGTATAATCTCTGTAATATCTGTAACTGTTTTTTCTATTTTATCGTTGTTCTCTTTAGCGTCTTTTAATCTTTTAGTTTCTGCAATTTTTGCTTGTGCTATTAATTCTTTTTCAGCTTGAACAGCAATTTTCTTTAATTCTTTGTGTGCGTCAAAAGCTTCTGCTTCTAACTCTTCTATATCAGCTAATCTTTCTACTTCTTTCTGAATCTTAGCTTCTGACCATTTAGTTGTTTGAGATAAATGATAGGCTACTAAATTCTTTTGTAATTCTACGTCTTCCTTAATAGTATTCTCATCAAGATTATCAAATCTCATTTGTTCAGACTGAATACCTATTAATTCATCTAAAGGAACCCCTTCTTCGTAATTTTCGATTATTTTTTTAATTGGTTCTGGGATAGATTCTTTGTATCCTTCGATACCATCTTTTATCTCTGCTTGAATCCCAGCAATTAATTCATCAGGTTTTCCTTCAAACTTTTCAATATCTATAGTTTGAAATACTCCCTCTTCTTTAAGAACTGTTGCTAAAGTTTTAAAGACGCTTACTGTTTCAGGTTCGTCTTTATTGTCTTCTGGAATATCAATTAGATTTTTATCGTTTTTGATTTTTTCATCCTTTTCATTGTCTTTTTTGTCTTCTTCGTCCTTTTTAATCTCATTAAGATCTATTTTGGAATAGTCAACATCAGTATCAATTAAAAGTTCTCCGTCTGGTCCTTTAGACAAAACACTGTCTAAACCGTCAAATATATTTTTGTTCATTTGTAATTAAAGTGTAAAATTATGTATTATTATTTATATTTCCTAATTTCTTCAATTAGAATTTTTATATTTTCTATAGCTCTTTTTATTTTAGAGTATAATTTTCTTTTATGAATTGATGTAAACAGCTGCCTAAGTTATCTACTAATATCTCATCTTTGTACAATTCTTGCCTATTTATTTTATCTAGCCACGCATGTACTAGTTCATGACAAAATGATTGTTCTATATTAGAATTATTTATTTCATATTTTTTTGTAGACTGCTGTAATTCTATAGTATTTTTAGAAGGGTTATATATACCAATTGCATTTTTAGTTATATGTAATGTTCTTTTATAAAATACTTTTATAAGTTGTCCAAATATATAAAATTGCTTTGGTATCATTTTAATATAATCTTAGTTCAAAGTGTACTACCATATCTGTATATGTTATACCTGAAGCATCTAAAAATTGAATTATTACATAGTTAGGGTCATTACAACCATATACATAAGAACCTGGAACAGCGCATCCACCTAAAAGCAATATTGCTGATGTATGGTCAAATGTGCTATCAGCTGTTAGCTCTACATTTCCAGTAGTTATATTTTCTATAGTCCAATTTTTACCAGTAGTATTTTCAAATATTTCTAAAGTTTGTAGAGCACTATCAATTTTTCCTACTAATTTTGTGTATGAACCAGTATTTTCTTCTACCTTACTTCTAAAAAAATTTTCCCATAAATTATTTAAATTTGTGAATAGGTTAAATCTACCTTTTCCTTGCTTTAACTCTAGTTCTTCTAAACCATTAAATTCTTGAATTTGTTTTAATTGATATCCCATTGATTATACTTCTACTTTTTTAATAAATATATTTATTAATTGATTTCCTTTACCGTAATTTGCCTTTGCTATATATGTATGCTGAGAACCATCTACAGTATTAACTACTACTATATACACTAATAAATTAACAGTATCTTCTGGTATTTCCGAAAGATTATAAGTGAATTCAGCAAATACATCATTATAATCTAAACTAATATTATTAAAATTTTGTTGTGGAGCACTTGCTAAGCTTGTTGTATTACCAGAAGCATCTACTGCTGCTATAGCTACTGTTATACCCAATACTCCATTATCAGTTGCTGGAATACTAGTACCTACTGATGCATAGACTTCTTCTTGTACTGATACAGTAATAGTTTCTGTGCTTGAAGAAATACCTAATTGTTCTCTAAAATATTCTATTAATGCTGATAATTTAGTAAACATATTAAATCTTCCAACTCCCTGTTTTAATTCTATTAATTCTTCTCCATTAAAAGATTGGATTTGTTTTGATTGGTATGACATTATTTTATTTTTTTAGTAGTTGATTTCTTAACTGCTTGACTTGCTTTAGCTTTTGCAGCTCTAATTTTTAATTGTTCTAGTATTTGTTTTGATTTAAGTTCTTTTTCTTTAAATTTAATTTCTTTATCTTTAAATTTAAGTTCTTTATCTTGCATTAATTCCTGAGACTTATTTTGTACTTCAATAGCTTTTATTTTCTTATTTTCTATTTCTTTTTTATCTGTTAGCTCTTTTTCTTTAAGAGCTACTTCTTTTTTATGTTTGTCTTTTTCATGAAATAGTTTTTGCTGTTCTAAGAAAGCTTTAGATTCAATATCATGTCTATCTAATGCAAGCTTACCGATTTCTATAGGATCTGGAATTCCATCTCCATCTTTATCTATTTCCTCTTGTCTTGAATATACATTTATTTGAGCTACTGCTATTTTAGTACTAGCTTCTGTATCTATTTTATAAGTTTCTACCTCTAGTTTAGCTTGTTCTATTTCTGATTCATGGGCTTGAATATCTTCTCTATTTTCAATTTCCATTTGCATAAGCATTTGTTCATGCTCTTGTTGAGTTTTTTCTGCTTGTTGTTGTAATTGAATTCTTTTTTCTTCTGCTTGTTTAATTTGTTGTCTAACTTGAGATATAGATTCAGACATATGAATATCAATAAGCTCACTAAATGATATCTTATCATTTTGAATTCCTGCATGAGCTAGATCTTTAAGTAACTTCATTAAGTCTGTATCTGCTGAAGAGTTAGTTACTAAAATACCAAATTCTGCATCATTAATTAAATCACCGTCTATTTCATCAATAATTTGTGAAGTATCATCTAATATATATTGAATTTTTTTAGATTTACCTTTTAAACAATATTTAGCTGTTTCTAATAAAGCAGCTAATACTCTTACTTTAATGTTATCATGCACAGCAAACCAAGGTTCAGTTATTGTTCTTGAAGCTTCTACTGCTTGTTGAGTAGTTCCTAATCCTGCTGAAGCTTCTACTTGTCCTTGTCTTTGTTCTGCTATTCCAGATATCTTATCTAATTGTCTTTCTATATACTCTAACATATCAATATGTTGTTGTATATAGTTACCAAGTTCTAAGTTTAATACATTAGAACTACTATTCATATTACCAGCTAATTTACCAGTAGATACTCCTTTTTTACTTTCTTTAAAGCTATCTTTAACAGCCCATCCTATTATTTCAGCATAGTAAATCCATTGTTCAATAGACCATCCTTCTGGAACATTAGCTATATCCAATTCACCAATTCTACCTTTAGCTTTTATAAAGGCCATTTCAGTTCTGTACATATAAGCATCATATTGATAGTTATATGGTTTCATTAAATCAAATAAAGATTGAACTCTATTTGAATTAGTGTTATATAAGGAACCTATGTAACCAGAAGCACAATAAGACTTATTATCTAATTTTCTAAATTGAACTTTAGCTGGTCCTATCTTCTTATAAAGATGATTAGCAATTTTATAACCTTCCCACCATTCTCCAATCCATATTTTATTAGTCCATTCTCCATTTGCTTCATCAGGGATGTAGTTTTCATCTACATCTCTTTCTTGTTCATTACCTTCTTCATCAAAGTAATGTAGAACTAATATAGGCCTCATTGACCTCCACTTAATCTTAACTTTTCTTACATTACCGTGTGTATCAAATGCTCCACCATAATGTCCTAAACCAATCATGTTAGTATCTATTAAACCTCCATTAGATAGTTCTGGATCAGAAAATATCATATTGGTTGCATAATTAATATCAGTAGATGCTGTTGATTGTGTACTTTTTCCTCTTGTTTCTAAAAATGTTATATCTTTTTCTGATAGTTCATCATAAAAGTCATCTAATATATCCCCAAGTGGTACATATCCTTCTTCAAGAATAGCATCACAATCTTCTATGTAATTAGAATCAGGATAAGTTAAAAAGTAAGTATTAAGAGGGTTACACTTTCTTACTCTTGGTTCTCCACATACTTCTTCTACACAATAGATTTCTTCTCCTGCTATGATAGCATCTTCCCAACCTTTGTTGAATAGCGTTTTAGTATCTAGATATTTAGTATAATAAGTTAATAATCTTGTAGCTTTTAATTCTTTAAGATTTCTAAAATCATATTTTAAATACTGTTGAAGTTTTTCTAATTCTTTATTAGCTTCTTCTTCAGAATAACCTTCAGACTGAATATGTTTATTAATAAAATCTATAAATTGTTTTTTTTGTTCTTCTTGTTTTTCTGAAATAGCATCTGGATTAATTACTACAACTCTCCAGTCAAACCTTCTTTTTGTCTCTTCTCCTCTAAGTGTATTTACCTTAGGATTAATAAGAGGATAATGTTTAACATCTGCAGGGAATGTAGCTCCTTCTAATTTGTGAGGATTACATATTCTCTCCATGTCATTCTTATCTAGAATACCATTATAGAGATCGTAATTAATCTTTTTGTTTATACGGCTTTGTCTTAGTCCTTGGTTCTGAAATAGAATCATACTAAACAAAGAATCCATTGAATCTTTAGCCCATTCAAAATCTTTAGCAACCTTTTGAGCAGTTGTCTTCTTTTGAGAAGGCATTGGTTTATGTGAAAAAAAATCCATTATTTTGCGTTAATTTACAAATATAAATAAAATTATTTAATATTAGCCTCTTTTTATAGAAAAGTTTTCTAGTTTTCTATAGCTTTTTTTATAATGCTTTTCCCAAAATGGGTCATTAGATAATTGTTTTGTATCTGTCTCAAGTTCTAAATTAAGTTTAGCTCTTTCGTTTTTTAATAGCATTAACATACCTAATGCAGATATTCTATCAAAGTTACCATCTATATTCCATAATTGCATTTCTTTTAGTAATGGAATAGATCTTATTTTATGTAGATTTAATAATCCGCTCTCATCTCCAATTGCTGGTTTCATTAACCATTCAGCTAACTCTGTTCTAGCATAAGCGTTAATCTGATCATTAGGAGCAGTACCCTTCTTCCTATCTACTTTTGAATTCTGGTTTATATCTTTAACAATTCTTAATTGATCACAGAATAAATGGCTAGAATACATACTGTCAAAATATTCTAAGATACCTTTGTTATGATTTTCTGGGTTACCTATTGCATTGTAGTACATTAATAAACGTCTACAAACTTCATAAAATTCTTTTGAAGATGGTCTTCCTGTATACTCTGCTACTAATCTTTCGTTTAGAGTATTCATTACCCATATAGAACCTAAAGATGTTGTTTGAGACTCATCATGGTCATAGCTATCTATACCAGCTATATACATTCCATAAGGAGTTTCTCCTGCATTATTAGCAAAAGGATGTTCCCAGATAATCAATCCTCCAGGCATGTTCTTATTATCCTTATGTGGGAAAGTATATATTGGTTCTACTTTATCATCTGGCTTCCATTCTATTAATCCAGAAGGACTAATATGTAATCTACCAATAAAGTCTGCTTGTTTATATTTTTCAGGATGTCCCTCTACTTGAGCTAAGTGAGCTTGGATATCAGCAATAGGAAACTTAGTTCCACTAATACGCATCATCATCTCTCTTGGGCATAAAGGTAACTCCGCTTTTCTTCTAGTTAATGCATGAGGATCATTACCTCCTGCAACTTTCTTTCTATCAGCTTCAATTAATCTTCTAGCTTTATCTCTATCAGAATTACCATCTTTATCCATTGCTCCAGAATAATTACAATCTGCAGGAAAGAAGAATCCACATCGTGTGTTTTCCATTCCTTCATCCCATATATTTGGAACACTTCTTATATTATATGCTTCTGGGTTTAGAAACAATTCTTCGAATCCTTCCCAACTTACTCCTTCTTCACCACCAGTTCCAATAGCTAGTATTAGTCCGAATGTTCTATCTCCATCTTCCATAGATGGTCTAAGTATACCCCAACCTTTATTAAGATTTGGATAAGAACCTCCCTCTTCAAGAATAATTATCTTACCCCTCTTACCTCTAAGTTTGTTTATATTATCTCCAGTAGTAACTCCAATAATCTCTGACTTCCAGGATTTTGGATGTGTAGTTTGTACACCAAATTCATTCTTAATTAATGTAGAAGACTTTCTATGAACATCACTGTTCTTCTCTTGTCTTCTTTTAGCAAATGGAGTATGTGAATCTATAAAGTCCATTAACTCCCATGCTTTAGCTATAATACCATCTTTAATTAAGTATTCTTCTTTAGATGCAAAACAATATGATTTAGATTTCTTATAAAAGAAATAGTTTCTAACACACATAGATGCAGCTTTAAGGGATTTACCCTTACCTCTGGATCCACCTAATATAGCATGTTGTCCATTATCTTCTGCTTCTTCTACATACTGGAAGAACTCCCAATCCATATCCCAGAAGTCTGGGAAACCTTCTACTCGTTCAGCTTTACTTTGTCTTCCTTCTTCTGTAGCTTCTTTTACTACTTCAGTCTTTAGAATTGGAGAATAGTTTAAATAGTAATAATGATAGCCAGTTATTCTAACTCCATCTACTTCATATCCTTTCCTACAACGTAGTTTTTCCTGTCTCCAAAACTCTTTATAAGCTTTAGTACCGGGAATATGTAGTGTATATTTACCCCCATTCTTTACAAAGTTAGTAGCTGCTTCTTGAAATAAGTGTGTATTCTTAAACATAATTAATCTTCATCTTCATCGCCCATACCATACTCATACATACCACCTACTCCACCGCCTCTAGCTGTACCTTCGTTAGTTAATTCTTTCTTAACTGCTTCTTCTAGCTTATCTAATGCATCCTTTATACCTGCACAATCTTTTAGCATCTTAGTTACTTCAGTACCTTTGTAAACAGCATTACCTTTTACATCTCTTTCTGAATAATCTATATTAAGAAAGTAGTTCTCAGTTTCTTGCATAGCATGTCTTGCTGCTTTCAAGAAGTTCATTGTAGGAGTTTTCTGTAATTGTTCGTATTTAGCTATACCTGCAAGTATTAGTCCATCTGGTTTATATTTAGGATCTTGCATAAAATCTTCTCCTAAACGTTCCTCTCTGAGTTCCTTAGTAAAGGATAAATATATTGATTTATAATCTGCAGAGTAGTATACGTATGCTAATTTGTTAATTGCAATTCGTTTATCTTTAGATTTATCTGAATCCCATAATGCTCTATATTCCGGTATTAATAAACCTTCAGCAGTTATGGTTGGATTTTGTCCCTCTATTGTAAATAAATTCATGAGTGTTTTTGCATTTCTATTTTTTCAGAACAATAAGTTTGTAGAGGTTGTATATTAAATGGTACAATCTCGTTATTTGTTCTTTCTCTAAATAGTTCTAATTCTAATTTACTTACTTTATCTTCTAGTAACTTAATTATTTTTTCTTGGAGATCTTCTTTTGTTGACATTGTTCTGTTAGTTTATCTATGAATGCTATTTGTAGTTTCTTATTTAATTTATTAAAACTATCAGCTACTTCTTTTACCATTAGTAATTCATTAGCTGATAGTTCTTCTTTCTTTTTACTCATTATTTAGTAATTGAACTTGCTGGAGGTGGAGTAAATACATCTTCTGGTATTGTAGTATCTACATCTTCACCAACTACTCCTAAACATTCTCCTTCTGATGCTTGTGCATACTTCTCTCTATTTAATATTAATAAGGTAGGTCTTGCTCCTCCTCTTAATAATACTTTATCTCCTGGTTTAACAACTTTAACGTCTCCACCAACTGCTAAAATTCTTACTGCTCCTTCTTCTGCTAATGTTACTGAATCCGGTAATACTAAACCTGAATCAGTCTTCTCTTTAATCTTCCATATTACATCTCTCCCTATTGGAGTATAGTCTAACGTGTTATTCATCTTTTATATTAAATTTCCAATTGTATACTTCTTTATATATTCTATCCCAATCTTCTTTACGTTCCATATAGAAAGCATATTCTAATGCTCCTGCTTCTATTAAGACCACATGTTTTACTTTCTTTACTGGTTCTGTATCTTTACCATCCTTATCTACTGTAGTTAAGATTGGTTCTATCTTTTTTGTAACTGCAGTGATTGCTTCTTTTACTATTGCACCTTCTTCAAAGTGATCTACATAATCTGATAATTGTTCTTCTTCATCATCGAATTTACTAAAATAAGTTAGAGCGTTGAACTTCATTCTGTAGTCCATTCTATCTTCATAAAGTTTAAGTACAGTATTTTTACCTTCTATAACTTCACCTGATGGACCTCTATAAGGTTCGAACTCTAATTTCTTATAATCCTTTTTTTGCATTATGCTCATTGATTTTCTTTAATTTACCTTCTGATAAACAGAATTTACCAAATCTAGGTAACATGACAGTCTTAGTATTATCTTCTTTAATACTTGTTTGCAGGAACTTGAATTGGTAATTAAATATTTGATTAACTACTTCTTCTGGTAACTTGTTTTCTTTAGCTATTCTTCTTAACTCTACTTCAAGTTCTAATTGCATTA